CACGCTCTACATCTAGCGCCAGCGCTCTCATAAGGGGTTGCTGCAGAATGGCAACACAAGCAGAGGTCGCCGATCATCTGGACCTGAGCCGGCAGGCCGTCGGCGATCTTGTGCGCCGTGGCATCTTCGAAAGCAAGGGGCCGCGGGGGCTCGACATTGATGATTGCCGAGTTCGTTATGTCCGGCATCTACGGGCCATGGCAGCGGGCTGGAAGGGAGAGGACGAGGACGGTGAGGTCCTGGACCTGACGGCCGAGCGGGCGCGAAAGGCAAAAGAGGAAGCTGACCGGCTGGAAATGCAGAACGCGCAGATGCGGCGGGAGTTGCTGCCGCGTGCCGACGTCGATGCAGCGGTGATCGAGGATTACTCCCGGGTTCGCGCTCGGTTGCTGAACGTCCCGTCGAAGGTTGCGCCATTGGTGGCAGCGGCAACGGAGCCGCGAGAAGCCGAGGGATTGGTCAAGAGGGCCATCTATGAAGCCCTGCAGGAGCTTAGTGACCCCGAGGCTTTATTCGACACTGGCGCCGGAATGGCGGACGGCATTGAGGCCTCCGCCGACGCTGACCGTGAGCGAGTGGGCAGATCGCGAGAGGAGGCTTAGCCCGGAGGCGAGTGCCGAGCCGGGGCGGTGGGATACGTCGCGTGCAGAGTATCAGCGTGCGATCATGGATGCGGTTGCTGACCCGTCCGTCCATACAGTTGTCATCATGTCATCGGCACAGGTGGGCAAGACTGAGGTCATCCTTAATGTCCTCGGTTTCCACATCGATCAGGATCCGGCGCCAATACTGATGCTCCAGCCGACGCTCGATATGGCGCAGGCATTCAGCAAGGACCGTCTCGCACCGATGGTGCGGGATACGCCGGCACTGCATGGCAAGATTAAAGAGGCCCGTAGCCGAGACAGTGGCAATACCCTGCTGCACAAGGCGTTCCCGGGCGGTCATGTCACGATGGCCGGCGCCAACAGCCCGAGCTCGCTGGCGTCGCGACCTGTTCGGATCGTGCTATGCGACGAGGTCGATCGGTATCCGGCGAGCGCAGGCACGGAAGGTGATCCCGTCACGCTGGCGCGCAAGCGATCCACGACGTTCTGGAACAGGAAGCTTGTCTTGACCAGCACGCCGACGATCAAGGGGCAGAGCCGTATTGAGGCGGCTTATGGCGAGAGCGACAAGAGGCGGCTGTGGGTGCCATGCCCGCACTGTGACGAACATCAGGTGCTGCGTTGGAGCCAGGTGCGATGGCCGGAAGATCGACCGGATGCGGCGCAATATGCCTGCACGGAGTGCGGCGCGCTCTGGACGGATGGCGAGCGCTGGCAAGCGATCCGTCGGAGCGAGTGGCGGGCCGAAGGGGAAAGTCACGGGGTCGCCGGGTTCCATTTGAACGAGCTGTGCTCGCCTTGGGTAATGCTGTCCGACATGGTCTCAGCCTTCCTCGCTGCGAAAGGGGACCCGGACAGGCTGCGTGCCTGGGTGAACACCTCGCTTGGGGAGACATGGGAAGAGCGCGGCGAGACTGTCGCGGCCGAGGGCATCGATGCGCTGCGCGAGTCCTATGGCCCCGAGGCATTGCCGGATGATGTCCGGGTCATAACAGCTGGCGTGGATACGCAAGGCGACCGACTCGAGGTTGAGTTTGTCGGCTGGGGCGAGGGGGAGGAAAGCTGGGGCGTCGAATACCACGTCCTCTATGGCGATCCGGCACAGCCCGCCGTGTGGGAAGATCTCGATGCTCTGCTGCTCCAGTCATGGGAAACAGAAAGCGGCCGGACAATACGCCTGTCGAGCGCCGCGATCGACTCCGGCGGGCATCACGCCGAGGCGGTTCTGAGTTTCTGCCGGGCGCGGTTCCGGCGGCGGGTTTATGCGATCAAAGGGCAGGCAGGACAAGGAAAGCCGGTCTGGCCACTGCGGGCAAGCCGGACAAGAACCCGGGACAATGTGTTCATGGTCGGGGTCGATACGGCAAAGGACGCGATCTACTCGCGCCTCAAGATCGAGGAGCCCGGCCCCGGATATTGCCACCTGCCCGCCGACCCAAGCACCGGATATGACCGGGACTGGGCCGAGCAGGTTACGTCCGAGCAGAGGATGACCCGCTACCGTGAGGGCCGGCCCTATAGCGTTTGGGTTCTGCCCGGCGGCAAGCGGAATGAGGCGCTTGACTGTCGGGTTTATGCATACGCGGCCCTGAAGGCGCTGCCGAAGGGCATCGCGTTGCCTGCGCAGCCGCGTCCGGCGCCCCAGCCCCAGCGCCAACCGGTCGGGATCGCCCCCGACGGCTGGCTTGATCGGCGAGACAATTGGTTCTGAGGGTTTGCAATGGCGCTTGCGAAGGAAATTGCGGCCCTCGAGGCTGCAATCAGGCGGGGCGTGCGCTCGGTCCAGTACGACGGACAGAGCGTCCAATACCAATCACGCGACGACATGATTGCAACTCTCCGCGCAATGAAGCGGGAGGCCGGCATGATGACGGGCGGCAGCGCAGTCACCTATCCCGCTTTTGAGAAGGGCACCGAATGAACCTTCTTGACCGGGCCGTGATGGCGGTCGCGCCAGCGTCGGGGTTGCGCCGCATCCGCGCCCGTCGTGCAGCGAGCATCCTGGCCAATTACGACGCTGCAACGGGCGGCAGGCGGTCAAGATCGTGGCGGCCGACCGGCACGGATGCAGATGCCGCGTCACGACGGCGAGCACGGCTGGCGTTCGTGTCCCGAGACATGATCCGCAACACGCCACTGGCAGGCCGGGGGCGAGATGTCATCGTCAACAACACTGTTGGTGACGGGATCATCCCGAGCGTTGATGCTCCGTCAGAGGCAACTAAGGCACGGTTTCTGGATCTGGTTATCAGTCATCTGGACACGACAGATATCGACGCGAATGGGCTTCTGAACCTCTACGGGCTGCAACGACTCGCACTCTCAACAGTGGTCGAGTCTGGCGAGTGCCTGGTCCGCCTCCGCCGGCGGCGCTTGTCGGATGGGTTGTCTTTGCCGTTCCAGGTCCAAGTGCTTGAGCCGGACTATCTGGACAGCTCGCGGGACAGCATGACGACCAGTGGCGGCGCTCGGGTGTTCGAGGGGATCGAGTATGACGCGATCGGGCGCCGCGTTGCATATTGGCTGCATGATGATCACCCGGGCTCGGCACATGGCTGGCGACTTCCACGCTCTCGGCGCGTGCCGGCATCCGAGGTCATCCACCTGTTCCGGCAGGATCGGCCGGGGCAGATGCGCGGCGTGTCCTGGTATGCGCCTGTCGCTCTGACCTTGCAGGATCTGCGTGACTATTTCGACGCGCAGCTCATGAAGCAGAAGATCGGGGCATGCTTCGCAGCGTTCCGCGTAGAACCGGATGCTGTATCGGATGACGTGGACTCGACGATGCCGACATCGCTGGCCCCCGGCGCGATCTTCAAGCTCGGCCCCGGCGAGGATGTTCGCTTCGCCAGCCCTCCGAAGATGGACGACAACAGCTTCGTCCGCGATTGCGTCCGTGAGGTCGCGATGGGGCTTGGCATAACCTATGAGAGCTTCTTCGGGGATTTGAGCCAGGTCAACTATTCATCCGCCCGCATGGGGCGGCTGGAGATGGACCGCAATATTTCCTCTTGGCAGTGGCTGATGCTTGTTCCGCAGATGTGCGACCGCATCGCCGATTGGATGCTCGAGGCGTGGAATGTCCTCGAGCCAATGCGCGACTTGCGGCGCGCGCGTATCACCTGGACGCCACCGGCGCGGATCATTGTCGATCCGGCAAGAGAGATCCCCGCCATGCGGGAGAAGGTTCGCGCAGGCTTTGCAAGCTGGCAGGCCGAGGTCCGGTCGCTTGGCTATGACCCGGAGACCGTCGCAGCAGAAATGGCCGAGGACAACATCCGCTTTGATACACTCGGCATCACTGTGACGAGCGATGCGCGCCAGGACACGCAGCCACGTTCGACAAGACCGGAGGACGCTGATGGAGAGTGAGATCGTGATTGGTGGGGACATCGTCCTGCATGGCTTCGTCGGCGACAGCTATATGGATGAGGGGTTCACTGCAAAGCAGGTCCTGAGCGCACTGGCGGGTACGCCGGGGGACGTGACCATCCGGCTCAATTCGGGTGGCGGGTTCGCAACTGATGGGGCCGCGATCTATGCGGCCATCAAGGCACATGCGGGCCATGTCACAATGCGCGTCGAAGGCATCGCGGCAAGCGCCGCCTCATTGATCGCGATGGCCGGTGACGAGGTCATCATGGCTGACGGCGCGATGATGATGGTCCACGACCCGAGCGGGCTGACGATCGGGACGGCATCTGATCACCGCCAGGCCGCTGGCGCCCTTGACAAGCTCGGTGAGAGCTACGCCAGCGTCTATGCGTCCAGATCCGGACTTTCCGAGGCGAGGGTCCGTGAGCTGATGCTGGCCGAGACCTGGATGACGGCGAGCGAGGCTGTTGGTCTTGGCTTTGCTGATCGTGGAGACGCCATCATTGAAGATGGTGAGGGTGCCGTCGCCGCATTCCCTTTCGAGATTTACGCCAACACGCCAGAGCGCCTTCGCGCCTTGGCGAACGAGAAGGGCTGGCGTGCCGCCATGCCCAAAACCGGGGCGCGCCCCCGTAACATGGAGGCCAGTATGGCTGACGAGCAGAAGGCGGCGGCCGAGTCGAATACCGCCGTGGTCGAGATCCCTCATCAGGCATCGGCGGATGCCCCGGTGATGAGCGCAGATGATATCGCGAAGGCCAGCGAGAGGGCAGTCGCTGCGGAGCGCCAGCGTGCGTCCGGCATCCGCCGGGCCGTCGCCGCAGCGCGACTGTCGCCGACGATGGCTGATGATCTCATCGACGAGGGCGTGTCTCTCGACGCCGCTCGCGAACGGATCATCAATGCCTGGGCGGATGCTGGCGATACGCATGAGTATGCGCCGCAGCCGACGGCGAGGGTGCTGGCGGACGCCACCGAGCGGCTGGCGGAAGGCGCCACCATGGCCCTGATGTCCCGCGCCGGGATGGAGGGCGGTGAGCGCAACGAGTTCAGTGGGATGTCCCTGCTCGAGATCGCCCGCGCCTCAATGGAGGCCCGTGGCGAGCGCATTCGCGCATCGTCCAAGCTCGAGGTTGCGGGCGCCGCGTTCGGCGTCCGCATGGCGGCCGGCCATTCAACGTCTGATTTTCCGGCGATCCTCGAGAACATCGCAAACAGGTCGATGCTGCGTGGCTTCTCCGAGCAGGAGGAGACTTTCGAGGCTTGGACGTCTGAGGGGTCGCTGCCCGATTTCCGGCAGGCAAAGCGCGTGGGCATCGATGCGTTCCCGGGCCTTGAGAAGGTCGAGGAAGGCGCCGAGTACACCTACGCGACTATCGGCGATCACGCCGAACCCATCGTGCTGGCAACCTATGGCCGCATGTTCAAGATCACCCGTCAGGCGATCGTGAATGACGACCTGTCAGCGTTTACTCGGATCCCGCAGATGATGGGCCGCGCCGCACGACGGACGGTGGGCACGCTTGCTTATGGGGTGCTTACCGGCAACCCGCAGATGTCGGACGGGACGACCCTCTTCCACGCCGATCACGGGAACCTCGCCGGGACGGCGGCCAAGCCGACGGTTGAGAGCATGGAGGCGGCCATCGCCGCAATGGCAACGCAGAAGGACCGCAGCGGGAACGCAACGGCGCTGAATGTTCGTCCTTCGTTCGTCCTCGCGCCCTACGCGCTTCGCGGCACCATCATGCAGCTTCTGCAGAGCGAGTGGGATCCATCCAAGTCGCAGCGGGCGGCGAACACGGTTCGGGGCGTGGTTGAACCGATCTTCGACGCACGCCTTGATGCCGATAGCGCGAAGGCCTGGTATCTGGCGGCATCGCCGATGGCCGCAGACACCGTCGAGATCAGCTATCTTGACGGTCAGAGCGCGCCCTTCCTCGACTCCGAGGAAGGCTGGAACGTCGATGGCGTGGAGTTCAAGGTGCGCATCGACGCGGCAGCGACTGCCCTCGCCTGGGAAGGCCTCTACAAGAACGCGGGCGCCTGAGCCTCGGCTGACGGGTGCGGCCGACAGGCCCCGCCCATCCACTTGAACGATTGAAAGGAGGGCCAGAGATGGCCAAGAACTATATCCAGCCGGGCGACAACATGACTGTTTCGGCTCCCTATGCTGTGTCCAGCGGCGACGGCGCCCTTGTCGGGTCACTGTTTGGCGTTGCGGTATCAGATGCCGACAATGGCGCGCCTGTTGTTCTTTCGACCACAGGCGTCTGGCGACTTGCGAAGACGAAGGCGCAGGCCTGGGCGGTTGGCGCACTCGTCTACTGGGACAATTCGACGAAGGTCGCCACCACGACCGGCACCGACAACAAGCTGATTGGCGTTGCGGCTGCAGATGCCGCCAACCCGTCTGACGCCGGCCTTGTCCGGCTGAACGGCGCCTTCACAGCCTGATCGTGAGCAGCGTGTTCGATGGCCTGCCCGACGTCTTTCTCGGCGCGTTCGGGCAGGCCGTCACCGTGCATCCGGCGGCCAATGTGATGCAGGAAATCCGCGTGATCTATCGGCGTGCAGGCGCTGTCGATCCGCTGGGCGAGTTCGGCGCTGTCACGCATCAGGCGACACTGTCTGTCGCGACTGAGGATGTGAGGGATATCCCGCTGGCGCCCGGCGATCTTGTCGAAATTGATGAATGCACGCTTTTCAGGTTGGCGGCGCCGGTTCCCGATGCGCACGGGATGACGACGTTCCCATTGCTGGCGGTGGACTGAAATGGCGCATGTCCGGGCACAGATCCGCAGCGCGTTCAAAGAACGGCTTACCGGCATCAAGGGCGTCCGCAAGATCGTCGGCATGCGAGCGCATGCGCTGGCCGACACCGAACTCCCGGCCCTCCAGGTCATCACGCCAGAAGAGGCGATCGAACCACTGGACGGTTCTGATATCGAGACCATGCGCCGCGTTACCGTGGATGTTATCGCCTTTGCGCTCGGTAATGATGGCGATGATGACACAATCGACGCGATTTCGGCGCAGGTCGAGACCCTGATAGGATCAGCATCTGGCGGAGTTTGGGACCGCTTGGTGTTGTGTTTCCCGGTTTCAGCCGATCTTGGTATCGGCGGTCCCGCCGAGCAGACACTCGTGATGCTGCGCACCCGCTTTCGCGTGCAGTTCAGCGCAGCAGATCCAGGAACCATAGGCGACGGCTGACCCCGATCGCCCGGCCTTTGAACCCGCGCTCTGGCCAGGCGCGCCCGGCTCGCCGTGATGGCGACCCAGCCCATAGATGGAGGCCACTATGGCAGCAGTCCGCGGCTCCAAGCTGCTGATCAAGCGCGGCGATGGCGAAGTCCCTGAGGAGTTCGAGACAGTTGGGGCTCTCCAGAGCTCGACGCTCTCGCTCAACGGCAACCCCATCGACGTGACGACCGCTGACGATGTCGATGCGAATGACGAGATCTGGCAGACGCAGATCAGCGGCCTGAAGTCGCTGAGTGTTAGCGGGACTGGAATCGGCAAGGACAAGCAGCCGATCCAGGATGTCTATGCCGACTTCGCCACCGGAACGATCACGAATTATGAGATCATCATTCCACACCTCGGCGTCTTCGAGGTTCCGATGATTGTCGGTGATATGGAGTTCTCCGGCCCGCATGATGGCGTGCTGGGCTTCTCCATTTCGCTGATGAGTGCCGGCGCGCCAGAGTTCACGAAGGAGAGCGGCTGATGCGCGGCGATGTGAAGGTGAAGGTCGAGGGCAAGGAGCATGTGTTGCGCCTGACCCTTGGCGCCATGGAGGAGGTTTCCGAGGTAGAGATGGCGCCTGCTGTCATCCTCGGCGCGCTTGAGAGTGGCGTCTACAACGCGAAGGAGCTTGGCGCGGTCCTGCGGGCCGGGTTGCGCGCTACAGGCGCAGAGATCAGCTCTGATGACCTGGTCTCGGCTCTTGGAGGCCTCGAGGCACGCAATGTCGCTATCCGCCTGCTGGCATCGTTCTTCGGAGTCGATGCCTCGGGAAACGCCGACGCCGCCGAGAAGCCAAAGGCCAAAGCCTCCGCTTCTCGATCGCGCCCTACATCAAAGCAGGGGGCATGATGGGGTGGCGGCCATCAGAGGTGAGGGAATGCACCCTCGCTGACTTCGAGGATGCGTTTGACGGCTGGCTGTCAGTGCAGGGCGTTGATCAGGGTCCGGACATGAGCGATGCGGCGGTCGAAGAGCTGGACGCGCTCATGGAGCAGTATCCGGACAGGGTTCATTGAGGTGGGGCAGTTACCAATTGCACGCCTCGCGGAGAGGCTCGATTGCAGATTCAAGTCCGCCGATGTTGAAGGTAGCAGTCTTTGAACTCTCGCTATAAGGCGTGAATCGCGCGATTAGCTGATCCTTGCCAAACAACTGCTTTATAACCGGGATAGAAGCGCCGCCTCTCCAAAGCCCCAGGCTACGGTTGTTGGTAGATGCATCCATCCACGCGGTTCGAGCCTTGTCTGAGTCCGTCCGGTATTCGACTTTACCATATCCTCCGACGCGGGAGGTCACATGGCAGGATGTGCTGAGGATCAAGGAGGTTGTGTTTTCCATGCAGCGCACTGTCAGGGTAACAGGCTCACTATCCCACCTGCAGCGAATGAGTTCGTTTGAAGCGACCGTAAGATAGACATTCGTCTGGTCGGTGAGCTTCGACGTTTCGATGTGGGCCTGCCAGTTGCCATCTGTCTTCTGCTCGACGTCTGGCGTCCTGCCGGATATCCGATCATAGCAAGCCAGCCGGTCAAGCTCGCTCTCGACACGGGCGCAGGCATCAATCCCCTCTGAGAAGGCTGGTGATCCTAGCGCCATCACAATGGCTGCAGCGGCGATAGCGATCACCTTCATAGTTTTTCTCCCTGCACACGGTTGTCGGCGCTATCCGGCAGGGGAGGGGCAACTGACTGAAACTCCCGTAATGCCTTCTCGCCAGATTTGAGCCGATCAAGAACGGCGCAGAATCCGAACAGGATAAATGCTCCCAGAGTAGCGTTGACCGCTATTCCGATCTGGATATCGCTGCGCGCGGCTCCGGCAGCGAAAAAGGCGAATATCAGGGCAAGGGTGCCAACTATCGCGAGAATGAATTGCATCGGAACCTCCGGAATATTCCTGGGTCAGACGATGCCATGCAGTTCTTGGTGGGCCAACCCATTCGCGGCTGGGCCATCGTTGGATGGCCGGGCGCTGCGACCGTTTTGCATCATGGGGGCATTTAATGGATAACGATCTCGCCCGGCTCCAGGTCCGTATCGACGCGAACGATGCTCGGTTTCAGCAGGGCGTCCGGCGGACCGAACAAGCATTCGGTCGATCTGCGCGTTCGATTGAAAGCCGTGCTGCTCGCCTGAATTCGCGGATGGAGAATGGGGCACGAAGAGCCGAGTTGGCTTACTCCCGTGTCTCGCGTGCGCTCGTTCCGCTCGGAGCGGCCCTGGGCGTAGCATTCTCCGTGCGGGGCTTTGACCAGGCGCTTTCGCGCCTCGATGCGATCGGGAATACTGCTGACCGGCTCGGCCTGACAACCGACGCCCTGCAAGAACTTCGTTCTGCAGCCAGTCAAGCGGGCATATCCACCGGGACCTTGGACATGGCGATGCAGCGTTTCGGGCGCCGGGTAGCCGAGGCACGGCAGGGTACCGGAGCGGCAAAAAGTGCGCTGCAGGAGATGGGGATTGCGCTGACGGATGCGGAAGGCAAGGCCCGCCCTCTCATGGATGTCTTGCGAGACGTAGCTGATCGACTTGCCACGATGGAGGACAAGACCGACCGAAACCGCCTCGCCTTCAAGTTGTTCGACAGTGAAGGTGTCCAGCTCGTCAATATGCTGGATAATGGCTCGGCTGGGCTCGACAAGTTCATCGAGCGCGCTCACGAGATGAACGCGGTCATTGAAGAGGACAGCATTCGGGCAGCGCAAGGGCTGAAGAACGAAATCGATCTCCTTTCCGATTCTCTCGGGAACAGATTTGTGAATGCTGCAGGCCGAGCTGCTCAGTGGCTCAATAAACTCTTTGACGTCGCGGGTAGTGGCCAGATCCATGAGCTAGAGAGCGAAATTGCAGCCCTCGAACAGTGGATCAGTCAGCCAAGAGACCAACGGATCCTGAACGGGGAGATAGCATCCGAGAGGGACATCGCTCGCGCGTGGAGCCAATTGTATAAGATGAAATCGGAGCTTGATGGCCTCCTGAATAATAAGGAAGCCATTATGACTCCCCCAATTATTGTTACTCCTGATGATGACGACCCGCTTCCATCACGGCGTAGCGGCGGCTCATCGATTGCGCGTGCACCTACCGATCACATGGCCGGCCTTGATCGATATCTGGAGACCCTCCGCCACGAGTCCGAGCTGATCGGCAAGACAGCCGCCGAGACCGCCCGCCTGACGGCAGAATATGACGCGAACCGCGTTGCCAAGGCCGCGCTGGAGAAGATCCGGGCTGAAGGCCGGGAGGCATCGCCAGAAGAGCTGGCACAGCTTGACCAGTTCGTTGAGAAATACACGGACTTGGCCGTCGCCAACCATGCGGCCGAGGAAGCAATCCGGGCCAAAACCAAGGCAGACGAGGAGCAAAAGCGGGCGCAAGAGGAACTGGCGCAGGCGCTATCGAGCACCGCTGATCGCTTGATCGGGGTTATCCAGGGCGCTGACAGCGCAGCGGAGGCAATTCGCAATCTCGCGCTCGAGATACTGAATCTCGGCATGCAAGGGCTGGCCGGCCAAGGGCCGTTTGGAAACCTGCTGGGCGATGTTCTTGGCAATCTGTTCGGCGGCGGCGGCGCGTTTACGTCGAGCATGCCCTCGATGCCCTCTGGAGGCATCCCGATTGCCTTCAACGCCAAGGGCGGCGTCTACTCCGGCCCCGGCATCAGCGCTTATTCCGGCAGCGTCGTCAGCCAGCCAACCGTCTTCCCGTTTGCCAAAGGCATCGGCCTTATGGGCGAAGCCGGCCCGGAGGCGATCTTGCCCTTGCGGCGCGGGCCGGGCGGAAAGCTGGGCGTCGAGGCGTCTGGCGGCGGTGGCGGCACGGTCGTGAATGTCTACGCGCCGCCGGGCAGCGAAGCACGTGAGGAACGGTCCTCCTCGGGTGCGGGCGGGATGGAGCAGATCGATATCTACATCGATCAGAAGATGGCGCAGGCGATCAACCGGCCCGGCTCGTACACGCAGCGCGCACTGGCGACCGGATATGCCGCCCGGCCAATCACGACGCAGAGATAACCCGGGCCAGCGATCCTCTACTCGTCGGCAGGAGTGAACAAGGTCCGAAGGATCATATCCCGGCTGGCGGCTAGGACATCTGGGTTCCCAAACTGCTCCTTGCCCATATCTTCGAGCAGGCCATCAAACTTGGAAAAAGACTCCTTCAACTCATCCTCTGTGAGCACCCCCTTCTTAATTAACGGATAGAGAACGGCAATCATCAGAATTGTGTAGTTAGAATGGGTCTTTCCAACCTGCTCGGCCAACTCTCTCGTCATCTCATACATCACGTTCTCATCTTCCTTTGTTGTCACATGGGGGTGCCCCATTGGGCAGCATATCGCCAAGATCCGGCCGGGCAACATTGCCATTCATATCCCACGACACCGTAGAGGTAGAGTCATGACAATTCCCGTCTGGCCTGCATCCCTGCCGCAAGCGCCGCTCGTGGCAGGCCTCACCATTGGCGATGATGACGCCGTTTTGCGCACAAGCATGGACGCTGGCCCGGCAACACGGCGCAACCGTTTCACGGCCATCACGCAAAGCGCGGGCGCATCGATACTGCTGACTGGCGCGCAACTTGCCACGTTCAACGCTTTCTATCGCGACACGCTCCACAATGGCACGTTTTCGTTTGAGTGGACGCATCCGGGGACCGGGCAGACGGTCAGCTATGCCTTCAAGGGTCCGGTGAAGTTCAGCCTTGTCCGCCCGGACGGCGACCCCGCCGAGCGTCTGTGGCAAGGGACACTAGATCTCGAGGTGCAGCCCTAATGCCAATCTCTGACGCTCTGCGCGCTGACGCATGGGCGCCTGAATCCGATCTTCCGTTGGTGCTGCTGACGATCAGCCATCCCGATATCGATCCGCCGATCCGCGTCGTCAACAACACGGTCGACATCACGTCGCAAGGCAACCTGTTCATGGCCTTCCCCTTTGAGGCTGAACTGCCGGACAGCCCTGAAGATGCCCCGCCGCGCGCCCGTCTGCGTATCGATAATGTCAGCCGCGAGATCGGGCAGACAATCCGGCTTATATCCAGCCCGGCGACCGTGAGCATCCAGATAGTTCGACAGGGCGATCTGGATACGATTGAGGCAGAGTTCCCCGGCTATCGGCTGTCGGGTGTCCGCTATGACGCGCTAACGGTCGAGGGCGATCTGACGCGTGAGGATCTGACGCGTGAGGTTTACCCATTTCTGACGTTCTCGCCTGCAGAGTTCCCAGGCCTCATAAAATGACGGCAGATGAGTTCGTCGCCCGCGCGCTGGCCGTGCCGTTCAAGGGTCGCGGCCGGGGCTGGGGCGGTTGGGACTGCTACGGGCTTGTCAGAGCGTTCGCCCGCGAGGTGCAGGGGATAGAGTTGCCGGCCTTCGATGTGGGTTATGAGACAGCCGGCGATACGCTTGAGGACCGCGAGGCAATCCAAGCCATGGTCGAGAGCAGCCGGCCTGCCTGGCACCGCGTAGAGCGGCCGCAGGCGGGCGATGTGCTGGTGCTGAGCATCACGGGGCTTCCGATCCACATGGGCGTGATGGTCGATCACAGGCGCTTCCTGCATGCCGAGAAGAAGCTCGGGACAGTCGTTGAGCGCCTGTCGTCACCGATCTGGGCCAAGCGCATCGAGGGGGCGTATCGTTATGCTGCCAGTTGAGCGCGAGCCCGGCTTTGTCACGCTGACAGCAGCGGCGCATCCCTTCCGCGCGAGCCGCGACGTTCTGATGGTGCGCGAGGGTCAGTCGCTGGCCGAGATGCTGCATGAGGCTCAACCGGACTCGGTGCTGCGTCGGCACGCCACTATCTTTATCGCCGGGCACCGGATCGATCCGCGCCACTGGCACCGGACCTATCCGAAGGCCGGGGCGCATGTGGAAATCCGCGTCTTGCCGGCGGGCGGCGGCGGGGGTGGCAGTAAGAACGTTCTGCGCACCGTCATGATGGTCGCCGTTATGGCGCTCGCGATTGCGGTGCCGTTCATAGCGCCGGGTATGATGACCGCCATCGGTGCGGCACTCGGAGCATCAACAACGGTCGCCGCCGGGGCTACGCTCTCTGCAGCGGCGATGCTGGGTGGGGCGCTGACGACTGCCGCTATCGGTATGGTCGGTAGCCTCCTGATCAATGCGCTGGTTCCAATCCGACCCCCAAAGATCGGCCGCTCAGATACCGCTCCGGTCTTCGGCATCGAGGGCGCGCGCAACAGGGCCAATCCGTTCGGGGGCGTGCCGCAGGTCCTTGGCCGGCTGCGCGTCGCTCCGAATTTCGGCGCCATGCCCTATACCGAGATCGTGGGCGACGATCAGTATCTGCGCCTGCTCTTCGTCTGGGGCGTCGGCCCGCTGGCAATTGATGAGGCCAGCCTGCGCATTGGCGAGACAGCGCTTTCAGATTTCGAGGGCGTCGAGGTTGAGCACCGCGCGGGCTATCCCGATGATGAGCCGCTGACGCTCTATCCGGGCACGGTGACGGAAGAAGCGCTGCAGGTGCTCCTGCTCGATAGCAAAGATGGCGGCGCGACAGGCCCGCATGTCCGCAACAGCGGAGCGGACGCCGACGAGATAGGGTTGGATTTCTCGTGGCCGATGGGGCTGCGGTGGTATCGCGGCAGCAAGAACAAGACGGCATCGACAACTGTCCCGCTGCGCGTCCGCTATCGCGAGGTCGGCGCGACTGAATGGCAGACGCCAAACCTGACCGCACACACTTTCCCGGCGGGGTGGCAGTCCGGCGACATATTCAATTTCCAAGGGCGCACGCAGAAGCCGATCCGTCACGGGATGCGCTGGTCTGTCCCACGTGGCCAGTATGAGGTCGAGGTCACCTGCACGAGCGCATGGGGTGTCGATGATGGTGCCAATCGCACCTATTGGACCGTGCTCCGAACGATTACCGATGAAGACCCGATCCAGAGCCGGGTGCCGGTTGCCAAGACGGCGCTGCGCATCCGGGCGACCGATCAGCTCAACGGGGTAGTCGATCAGCTAAACGGCATCGTGACGACGCTCGGGAAAGACTGGGACGGCGAGGCGTGGGGTGACGATCAGGAGCTGACGAACCCGGCGGCGCTGATCAGGCATGTCCTGCAAGGCAAGGCGAACGCGGTAGCGATGCCGGATGAGCGCATTGACTTGGCCAGCCTTGAGGATTTCCACGAGCACTGCGTCGAGAATGAGTTCACGTTTGCGCAAGCCCGAGCGGGCGGCAGTGTCTGGGAGGCGCTGGCCGATTGTGCCGCCGCTGGCCGGGCTGCACCGGCAGAGGTGGATGGCAAGTGGGGGGTGCTGATCGATCGGCCGCAGGCGGTGCCCGTGAGTCATATCACGCCGCGCAACAGCTCGGGGTTCTCGGTCGAGAAGGCATTCACGGAGCTGCCGCATGCGTTGCGGGTGCCGTTCGTCAATGAGCGCGAGAATTACCGGACGGATGAGCGCCGCGTCTATCGCGACGGCTATGACGAGAGCAATGCGACGCTATTCGAGCAGATGGATTTGCCCGGTGTCACAAACCCGGACCAGATCTGGAAGCTCGGCCGCTACCGGCTGGCGCAAGGCATCCTGCAACCCGAACGGTTCACGTTCCGGCAGGATATGGAATACCTGACCTATCAGCGCGGCGACCGGGTGCGCATCACGCATGATGTTTTGCTGGTCGGACTGGCGACAGGCCGGGTCAAGGCGGTGTCAATCAATGATGATGGCGAGGTGACAGGACTCACTCTTGATGAGGCCGTGCCGATGGAGGCGGGCAAGAGCTACGGGCTTGCCATTCGCAATCTGGGCGGCAGCGTCACGGGCCAGATCGTGACAGAGGCAGGCGACCAGAATGAGGTGACGTTCAGCACGCCAGTCCCGGCAGTGGATGATCCAATGGCGGAAGAGGGCAAGCGCCCCGCGGTGGAGCGCGGCGACCTGTTCGGGTTTGGGTTGCTCGGGCAGGAAACCGATGATGCGTTGATCGTCAGCATCCGGCCAGCGCCGGATTTCCGGGCCGAGGTTGTGGCCGTTCCCTATCGCGAGGCGGTTTACAGCGCTGACACCGAGGCAATCCCACCTTTCGACACGAATTTGACGCCCCTGCCCGTGCCAGAAACCCCGACCATCGTCCAGACCGTCTCTGACGAGAGTGTGATGCGTCGGGAGGACGATGGCAGCCTAGAGGCGCGCATTCTCGTGGTGCTGGGCTTCACGTCCGGCGCGCGCACGCCATCGACGCGGATACAGGTTCGCTATCGCATTGAGGGCACGGGAGAGTGGGAGCTCCTGGCGTTCGATCGCAATGAGCGCATCATAATCTCGGATGTTGAGATCGGTGCGACCTACGAGATCCAGGTACGGACGGTTTCCCTGCTGAATGAGCCCTCGCCATGGGTCTCAGCCACCGAGACCGTGATCGGCAACACGACGCCGCCGCCCGATGTGACGGGGCTGGAAGCGACGCTCGAGAACTTCGCCGTGCGGCTGCGCTGGGATGATGTCGATGTGATCGATATCGAGGCCTACCATGTCGAGCAGCTGATCGAGGGTGACTGGCAGCGGCTCGATATTATCGACGCGACGAATTATAAAACAGACGTGCTGCCGACCGGGGGCACAGAGAGCCAGGTCTACGAGTTCCGGGTGCGGGCCGTGGATAGCGGCGGGCTGGTCTCGGAGAGCTGGACGCAGACCAGCATCACGATCAACGTGCCGGAGCAGCCGAGCGTAGCGCACCGCTTCGACGGGCCGAACTTTGTCATCACCTGGAATACGCCCGAGGCGGAGTTCCCGATTTCGCATTACATCGTGCGCCGTGACGGGCTGCCGGTGGACGCGCCGAAGACGAACCTTTTCACCATCAAGGCGGATTGGGGCGGGCAGGAAACCTGGTCGATTGCTGCAGTGGACGTGGCCGGGAATGAGAGCGCCGAGGCAGCCATTACGGTCGAGATTACGCCGCCCAGCGTCGAGCAGCGCCCAAGCCGGGTGATCGGCAACAACGTCCTGCTCTATTGGGACGGGTCGCGGGCCAGCCTGCCGATCGACCATTACCGGATTTCGGTCGGGCCGTTTGCGGAGAGCGCCATCGTGCGCGGCACCGTCTCGACCACCTTCTTCGCGCTGT